GAGCGTGGTCGATGTGCGCGATATTCAGCGACGCTACGGTGACGCCTTCGACACTAAGCCGCAAATCCGCGCCCAGCTCGCGGCGTGTCGCTCCGGGTCTTCCGTGGTGAGCGGCGGAACGCTCCGTGAGTGCGGCGACGGGCCGTGTGGCTGCGAGTGGGAGGAGTGGAGCCGATGAGATACGAACACTATCAGTACGGCCGCTCCCACTTGTGGGAACTGGTCGGTCAGCACGGCACATTTGTCAGCCTTCGCCTGTGGCGGTTCTCTGGCCGTCGCCCGTCGGTCGTGGTGCGGCACGACTTCGCGGGTGCGTGGCTGTGGCTCGCTGATCGTCTGCCGCGCCGCCTGGTCTACTTCGCGGCCATCCGCATGGCTGTCCATGCGACGAGTGGCCCGTGGAGCAACGAGGAAGTGCCGAAGGTCGCCATGATGGACGCTATCCACCGTTGGCAAGAGCCGCGTGACGACGTGGAGAAGGCAGGCTAGATGCTCTTGTGCCTCGTCGCCGTCAACGATGCGCCGCCGGTGATTTGGCCGGCCGCTGACCTGTCGCTGGCCTTCGCCGCGCTGTCGGTGGCGGTGCATCACGCGACGCTGGACGAGGCGGTGACGCGGCTGGCGGTGGAGCTGGTGGAGGACGATGGCGACGACTGGCGCAGCTATCGCGCTGCCGATGGCCGCAACGTGGAGGCGCTGCTGTCCGACCTGCTGCGCGCCGAGGACCGCGCCCTGTGGCTGCTCTACCGGCAGAAGGTGGGGGCGGTGGTGCAGCGGGAGGGGCGGGATTGACGCGCGGGATTAGAACAAAGTTTTGAGTCGCATTTGCTAAAAAAAGCGACGCTCACGGTAGGGGGACGACATAAGGGAGGCGAGGGGATGCGCCAACCGAACGACAATCGAGACTGGCCGCGCTGGTATCACATCGTCGCCTTTGCCGTGCTGCTCATGGCGGCGGGCTACATCATCTCTTTCTGTAGCGCGCTGCTGACGCGGACGGCCCGCGCCGACGACACGACCGACATTCATTTCCTCATCAATCAGTACCGGGTGAGCCAGGGCTTGCCGCCGTTCCTCGTCGATGCGCGCCTGACGGCGGCCAGCGAGACGCACAATCGCTGGATGCGTGCTAATGACTGCTTCAGCCACCAATGCCCCGGCGAGGCCGACCCGTGGCAGCGCATCCGCGACGCGGGCTACCCGTCGCCCGCCAGCGAGGTCATCGGGCGCGGCTACCTTGACGCGGCCAGCGTGCTGGATGGCTGGAAGCACTCGGCAGGACATAACGCGATACTCCTGGGCAACTGGCGCGACATGGGTTGTCACGCCTTACGCGACGCGGGCGGCCCCTGGTGGACGTGCGACTTCGGGACGGCGGGTATCGGTTCGACGTTGCCGTCAACGGTGACGCCGGCTCCACCGACGCTGACGCCAACGAGTCCCGCGCCGCGCTGGGACAGCGGCCAGCGATTCATGTCGTTCCGCCTGCTGGCGATCCCGATGAGCAACGCGAGCGCAGCGGCCCTGATCAACGCCTGGGCGCGGGACCGCACGAACACCTGGAACAATGCCGGGCCAGGCATCCTGTACCGCGACGGCAATGGCGTGATGACGCCGGGCAACTTGCCGACGGGAGCGGTGACGGCGGACCTGGTGCAGGGCACGCTCTGGACTCGTGAGGCGGATGAGACCCTATACCGGCTGGAGCAGGCGACGGGCCTGCGAGCGCAGTTCGGCTTTGTGGTGTGGCGCTGATGGCGCTGCGCGGGCTGCACGTCAATGTGCTCGATAGCGCGACGCTGGACACGCTGCGCCGGGCGCGGCCGGCCCTGGTCAAGACGCTGGACGTAGGGCAGGACTGGGGGCGGCTGAAGGCGGAATGTGATGTGCGCTTCCTGGTGGCTCGTATCCACACGGATGCAGACGCTACGCTGTCGCCCTCTCCCGAGGCCGCGGCCGAGCGCCTCTGGCAGACGATGTGGCCGAAGTTGCGCGCCACTCGCGATGCCTGGAACGCCATCGAGTCGCCGTGGAATGAGCGTTACCACCGGGGCGGGGAGCTGGTCGGCCACGCGCGGGGATGCCGGCGCTTCTGCGAGCTGGCGGCGGGCGAGGGGATGCAGGTCGCCGTGGGGTGCTTCAGTGTGGGGACGCCGGAGCCGGACGAGTTCGCCGAGGTGTTCGCCCCGGCGATGGAGCACGCGGCGTACCTGGCGCTTCACGAGTACTGGCTGCCGACGGACTGGGGGCGTCCCTGGTGGAGTGGCCGTTGGGCGCGATTGCTGGACGCGCTCCCGGAAGACCTGCGGAGGCCGGTGATCATCTCGGAGTGTGGAATTGACGGCGGGCTGGAGCAGCCGCCGCGGACGCGCAGCCAGGCGGGCTGGCGGGCCTACGGGCTGACGGGGGCGCAGTACGCCCAGCAGCTCGCGGCGTACGTGGACAGCCTGGACGGGCGCGTGGTGGGGGCAACGGTGTTCAACGCTGGCGACTACCCTGACCAGAAGTGGCGCAGCTTCGACGTGGCGGGGGTGGCGGAAGTGGAGGGGTGGCTGGCGGCGGGGCCGCGAACATGGCAGTCGCAACCGCCTGGGGAGGAGAAGCCGGTGAAGCTGATTACGGATTTCGTTCAGGTGGCGAAGCCGACGTGGCGCGAGCTGTCGCCGTGGCCCTACGAGTGGTCGCAGCTCAACGATTGGTCGGTGGACGAGGACGGCGATCAGGGGCGGGGCAACAACTGCGGCCCGCAGTCGGTGGCGAGCGCGCTCAACCACCTGGGCATGGGGGAGTGGAGCGGGGATGTCATCCGCGAGATTATCGCGGCGTTCGATGGCGGCAGCCAGGTGGACTATCTCCAGGTCGAGGGTCTGGTCAAGTTCCTGGGACGCTTCGCCGGTATCGAGTGCGACACGTACGCGGGGGACGGCAACACGCTCTTGCGCCCGGTGGTCGAGGAAAGCGTCACCCTCGGCTATCCGCTGATTGTGCTGTTCGCGTGGGACTATGACCGCTTCGATGCAACGGGGCACTTCATGCCGGTGGTGGGCTACGACGCGAGCGGCGTCTACTGCCACCAGGTGTGGGGCGGTGGGCGGGTGTTCCTGAGTTGGGATGAGTTCGAGGCGTGGCAGAAGTACGGGCAGGCGTTCCGGCTGCGCCGGCGTCGGTCGAGCCAGATCAGCCGGTACTAGGAGGACGCATGTCGGCTATCGGTGGGGTGGCGGTGGCGGTGGTGACGGCGGTGCTGCTGCTGGCGACGCTGGTCGAGGGGATGGTGGAGTATCTGCTCGACGTGCCCCTCAAGAAGCTCGTCGCCGACCCGGACTGGCGCGGTGAGGTGATGAAGGTAAGCGCGGCCGCCGTCGGCGTCCTGGTGGCGCTGCTGGCGGGGCTGGACATCTTCGCGCCGATCCTGGGCGACAAGACGCCGCTGCTGAATCAGATACTGACGGGGCTGGTGATTGGGCGCGGGGCGAACTACGCGCACGACCTGGTGAGCGGCCTGGGCAGCCTCGGCAAGGCGCCGGCGGTGAACCTGTCGGCGGAGATTGGCGAGTTTGGGGACGAGAAGCAGGGGTAGCGGGTAGGAGTTGGGAAAAGTTGGGTGACTTGAAGGGTTGGGAGTGGACCGGACGGCGCGAGCGAGCGGCGTTGCTGGTGGCGGAAGACGCGCTGCCGGATGCCGACATCGCCGCGCAGGTGCGCCTGACGGAAGAGGGGCTGCGGAAGTGGAAGCGGCGGCCTGAGTTTCGGGAGCGGGTGGCGGCGATCCGTGAGCAGATGCGCCTGGCGATTGTGGCGCGGGGCATTGCGGAGCGCCAGAACCGGGTGGATGCGCTCAACGAGCGCTGGGAGTTGATGCGCCAGGTCATCCAGGCGCGGGCCGAGGCGGGGCCGTCGGGCGTACCGGGAGCGAAGACAGGGCTACTGGTCAAGACGGTGAAGGCCATCGGGGCGGGCAAGGACCAGTACGAGGTCGAGGAGTGGGCGGTGGATACGGGGATGTTGCGAGAGTTGCGCGCCCACGAGGAGCAGGCGGCGAAGGAGTTGGGGCAGTGGACGGAGCGGCGACAGGTCAACCTGACGGTGGATGAGTTGGATGCAGCTATCGAGCGCGAGCTGGCGCGGCTGGCCGCCGGAGGCGAAGCAGCAGCTGCTGGCGCGGTTGCGCGAGCGGCAGGGGGCGGCGACGGACGGCTACCGCCAGTTCCAGGCGACGTACTGGGCAGCGCCTGATCGCTTCGTCGAGGAGTGTTTCGAGTGGCGGCGAGGCGAGGGGCCGACGGCTTACCAGCTAGAGATTCTGCGGGCGCTGTACGAGCGGCGGCGGGCGGCGGTGCGTGGCCCGCACGGCCTCGGGAAGACGACGATCTCCAGCTGGGCGATTCTGCACTTTGCGCTGACGCGGGACGGGCACGACTGGAAGTGCGTGACGACGGCGAGCGCGTGGCGGCAGCTGGCGAAGTTCACTTGGCCGGAGGTGCACAAGTGGGCACGGCGGCTACGATGGGACCGCATCGGGCGGGCGCCGTTTTCGGCGAATGAGCTACTGACGCTGAACCTGAAGCTCTCGACGGGGGAGGCGTTCGCGGTGGCGAGCGACAACCCGGCGTACATCGAGGGGGCGCACGCGGACCACCTGCTGTACGTGTTCGACGAGAGCAAGGCGATACCGGGCGGGGTGTTCGACGCGGCGGAGGGGGCGTTCTCGAACGCGGGGGGAGACACGGCAGCGGAGGCGTACGCGCTGGCGATCTCGACGCCAGGGGAGCCGCAGGGGCGGTTCTACGAGATTCACAAGCGGCAGCCGGGGCTGGAGGATTGGTGGACGCGCCACGTGACGCTGGACGAGACGATAGCGGCGGGGCGGGTCAGCCGGGAGTGGGCGGAGCAGCGGCAGCGGCAGTGGGGCGAGGGGTCGGCGGTCTACCAGAATCGCACGCTGGGGGAGTTCGCGGCGAATGCTGAGGACGGAATCATTCCCCTGGCGTGGGTGGAGGCGGCCAACGAGCGGTGGCGGGAGTGGGACGAGGCGGGGCGGCCTGGGGAGGTCGAGGGCCTCGGGGTGGACGTGGGGCGCGGCGGCGATAAGTCGACGCTGGCGCGGCGGGTGCGGTGGGTGGTGGACGGGCAGCGGCGGACGGTGATCGCGAGCCTGGAGCGGGATGGGGCGGCGGATACGATGGTGGTGACGGGGCGGGTCGCGGGCATCTTGCGAGCGCACGGGGGCACGGCGACGGTGGACGTGATCGGCATCGGCGCAGGGGTGGTGGACCGGACGCGCGAGCAGGGGCTGAGCGTGGTGGCGTTCAACGCCAGTGAGCGGAGCGAGGCGCAGGACCGCACGGGGGAGTTCGGCTTCGTCAACCGGCGGTCGGAGGGGTGGTGGACGCTGCGAGAGTGGCTGGACCCGGCGCATGGGGAGTGTCTGGCGTTGCCGCCGGACGACCTGCTGACGGGGGACCTGACGGCGCCGAAGGGGCGGCTGGTGAGCGGGGGAAAGTTTCAGGTGGAGAGCAAGGACGATATTCGCAAGCGGCTGGGGCGCAGCCCGGACGATGGGGACGCGGTGATGATGGCGCTGGTGGGGGATGCGGGGCCGACGTTCTGGTACAGCGAGGTGTGATGTGGCGCTCGACCTGGTGATGACGGATGGCGTGAAGAGTGTGCCGCTGGACCAGTTGCCGGAGGATGCGTGGCGCTACGTGGTGGGGTCGCCGTCGGGAGGCGATGGGCTGAGCGCGACGCAGGCGGTGCAGGTGGTGCCGATCCTGTATCGAGCGCTGCACATGCGAGCGAATGCGATGGCGGCCATGCCCCACGCGCTGTATCGGTTCGAGACGGAGGTGACGGACGCACCTGAATACCAGGGCATCATGGGCAAGATGGCGCGGCGGCTGCGATTGACCTCGGCAAGCCTGGACGTGTACGGGACGAGCTACTGGATCAAGGAGACGAATCAGTTCGGCAAGAACCTGTCGCCGCGCTGGCTCATGCCCACGTCGGTGATGCCCGTCACGGAGGCGAACGCAACGCCGGTCATCCGCCGCGAGGTGGAGCCGAATGAGGGGCTGTACGGGTTCCTGCGGCGGACGGCGGCGGCGGAAACGTTCGTGCCGTGGTCGGAGATGGTGTATTTCTGGGAGATAAGCCTGACGAGCGAGGTGGGGCACGGGAGTGGGTGCGTGCAGGCGGCGCTGGCCGCGGCGGGCGCGCTGAACTACATGGACCGCTTCGTGGAGGCGTACTTCAAGCGTGGAGTCATAAAGGCGACGGTATTCCAGGTCGAGGGCAACGTCAACCCCGGCGAGATCGAGAAGGCGCAGTCGGTGCTGCGGCGCATGATGACGGGCATCAAGCAGGCGTTTAGCGTGATGGTGCTCCGCAACAACTTCAAGCCGATTGTGATCGGGGACAGCGCGAAGGACACGGCGGCTCCGGAGCTGACGACACAGAAGCGGGAGGACATCGCGATGGCGATGGGCGTGCCGTTCTCGCTGCTGTACAGCCAGGCGGCGAACTACGCGACGAGCCAGACGGACTATCTGACGTTCTACACGCAGACGGTGGTGCCGCAGGCGAAGATCGTCGAGGAGACGCTGAACGAACAGTTGTTTGGCCCACTGGGGTTACGCTTTGAGTTCCAGGAGCGGAAGCTGGAGGTGTTTCAGGCGGCGGAACTCAGCAAGGCCGAGGCGGTGTCGAAGGTGGTCGGGAAGCCGGTGTTGACGGTCAACGAGGGGAGGGAGACGCTTGGCTACGAGCCGCTCGACGAGGAAGCGGCCAATCGGATCGTCCACCCGCCCCCACCAGCCCTGGTGGTCAATGCGGCGCAGCAGCCCGCGCCAGGCCAGCCACGACAAGCGACGGGCGATGCGGCGGGTACAGGCAACGGGCAAGGCCAGGCGGATGTGATGAAGGCGCTGCTGGTGGAGTTGCGGGCGGCGCGGGTCGCGGTAGTGGAGGCTCAGGAAGAGATGGGACGCGGACCCGTTCGCCAGGCTCAGGGCAGGCTCCCGCAGACGAACGCGGAGGAAGAGACGGGCGGGCAGGCGGATGATGCAGCGGCTTGACGTGGCGCTGCGCTACCTCCAGGCGGTACTTGATGTGGCCGCGAAAGCGTTGCCGTCGGACGATGGGGGCGACCAGGTACGGCGGGGCATCGAGGATGGGGCGACGACGGACATTGCCTCGGCGCTGGGGGTGGGGCTGGCGGTGGTGATGGCGGACCCGTCGGCCGACGCGGACCAGGTGGACGCGGCGATGGCGGGGGGCCTGACGCTGGCGGTGACGCGGATGCTGGAGGATGCGGCGCTGGCTGGGGTGGCGCAGGCGCAGTTGGAGATGGGGAGCCTCGACGTCGATTGGAGTCTCGTCAATCGCGACGCGCTGGCGTGGGCGCGAGGGTACGCCGGCGAGCTGGTGGGCGGCTTGAACGCGACGACGCGGGATGCGCTGCGGGCGGCTATCGCGGAGTGGATTGAGAGCGGGGAGCCGCTGGACGCGCTGGCGCGGCGACTCGCGCCGACGTTTGGCGAGCTGCGGGGGCGGATCATTGCGGAGACGGAGGTGACGCGGGCGTTCGCGCAGGGGCAGGTGCAGGCGTTCCGGCGGGCTGGGATGACGCGCTGGCGCTTTAATACTGCCAATGATGAAAAGGTGTGTCCTCGGTGTGGACCGTTGAACGGCGAAGAGTTTGGGATGGGAGATGCGACTGACATGCCGCCCTTGCACCCTCGCTGTCGATGTTGGATTACGGCTGTAGACGGCTCTGGATGAAGCCGAGCGGGTTAGGTGCGGACTCCAGTTCCTGGTCAGATACACGCACTACTCGCCAGCCGCGTTGTGTCAAGTAGTTGGTCTTTCGAGCGTCCCGGTCCGCATTGGAATGCCAGTATACGAGGTGGGGCGGGATGAGGAGCCACCGGCGCACGTGCGGTGCAGATGTTGGATTACAGCGGAGGGGTGATGCAAGTCATCATTCGCGGGACGGAAGAGATTATCGCGCGGCTGGACACGGCGGCCCTGGGGCTGGCGGTGGACGCGACGCTGCGCGAGGCGAGCCTGCGGATGGTGGGGGAGTTGGCGCGCTATCCCTCGCCGCCGTCGGGCAGCACGTACCGACGGACGGGGACGCTGGGTCGGGGGTGGCAGACGGCGAACGCGATGCTGCGGCACGTGGTGGGCAACAATGTCCGCTACGCGACGTACGTGCAGGGGCCGGAGCAGGCGTGGATGCACCGGGGGCGGTGGCAGACGGCGGATGAGGTGGCGCAGGGGAACGTGATGCAGATCGCGTCGGACATCGCCGAGGTGGTGGCGCGGCAGTTGGGAGGGTAGGTGTCTATCCGCATGAATGGCGACGGGACGCAACAGTTGAAGCGCACATCGGACCTGCTCGACTACCGGGCGGCATATACGCTGATGGGCTGGTTCCGCCTCAACGACACGGACGACCACTGCCTGTTCCAGTTGGACGATACCAACTGGTTCAACACGGACGCCTCGGTTGCGACGCCCGGCGGCCGCTACGTCATTTTCGCCACGTCCGGCGGCTGGCAGGGCGAGCAGGGGGGGACGAACACACCGACGACGGGGACGTGGTATCACATCGCCCTGGTGCGCGAGTCGGCCTCGACCTACAAGCTGTACGTAGACGGTGCACTCGAAGCGACGTTCTCCAACGACGTGTCGGGGCGCCCGGCGCCCGCCGAGATGACGGTCGGCGCGCAGTGGCCCAGCCTGGGGCGGCCCCTCGATGGCCGCGTGGCGCATCTGAAGGCGTGGACGACCGGCCTGACGCTGGCCGAAGTGCGGGCCGAAAAGCCCTACATCGCGCCCATCAAGTCGGCGAGCCTGTACGCCTGGTGGCCAACGAAGGCGGGCGACAGCGAGCGGCTGCTGGACTACAGCGGCAACGGGCGGCACTGGACGGCGGTGGGGGCGTTGAGCGACGAGGCGGATCCGGGTATTGCGTGGTCGCCGGTGGCGGCGCGGCGCACTCTCAGCCCACGGGTGGGCAGCCGGGGGGCGCTATGTACAAGCTGAAGCAGTCGCAGACGGCGCGGCCGCTGCTGTTCCTGATGGTGGACAGCGCCGACCATGTGAGCGCCAAGGCCGGCTTGACGCCGACGGTCACGCTATCCAAGAATGGCGCGGCCTTCGCCAGCCCGGCGGGCGCGGTGAGCGAGGTCGGCAGCGGCTGGTACAAGGTGGCCGCCAACGCCACGGACACGGCCACCCTGGGACCGCTCCTCTTGCACGCCACGGGCACAGGCGCTGACCCGGTGGACGTGGTGTACGAGGTGGTTGCCTACGACCCCGACGACGGCGCGGCGATGGGCCTGTCGCGGCTGGATGCGGCGGTCTCGACGCGGCTGGCGAGCGCGTCCTACAGCGCGGCTCCCAGCGCGGCCAGCGTCGCCGACGCCGTGTGGGACGAGGCGACGAGCGACCACCAGACGACGGGCACAACGGGCAAGGCGCTGACCTCGGCGAGCGCGGCGGGCGATCCACTGCTCAACACGGTGCCGGGCAGCTATGCCAGCGGTACAGCGGGCTATGCACTGGGGCGCATCGGGAGCGGTCCGATCACGGTCACGGCCTTTGTGGGGCAGACGGGCAACGCGCAGATCGTGGCGGGCGACGACTACAGCGCGACGGACGCGCGAGCGCTGGATTGGACGGAGGGGGCCGGGAGTCTGTGGCCGACGGACCTGACCGGGGCTACGGTGGCGGTCAAGGTGTATGCAGCGGGGACACTCCTGGCCACGTGGGCGGGGTCGGTGGTGACGGCGACAGGGAGCAGCAAGAAAGTGCGCTGCGCGCCGTCGGCGACGCAGACCGGGGCGCTGGCGCCGGGGTCGTATCAGATAGACGTCGAGGCGACGTTGGCGTCGGGACGCAAGGCGACGCTCGTGCCCAACCGGACACTGACGGTGCTGTAGGGAGGGAGGAGGCAAGGATGGGGGAAGACGTGGCGCGCGGGGCGTGGGGGGAGAAGAGGGACGAGGGGAAGGCGCTGAGTCTGGGCGATCAGGTGGCGTTGGTGCGGCTGGCGTTTTACGGCGAGTTCAACCGGCGGGACGACAGCTATGACAGCTACGACTACTGGACGGAGTGCGGCGAGGTATACGAGGGCTTCCTCATCGCGGAGTCGAGGGAGCGCTACTACCGGGTCGACTATCAGATGACGGCAGAGGGCATCACGTTCACACCGCGTGACCAGTGGGTGGAGGTGGAGAAGGATTGGACGCCGGTGGGCGCGGGCCAGGGCGGAGAAGCCGTCGCGGCCGACGGTGCGCCGATGAAGGCGGCGGACACGGTGGTGGCGTGGGGCGAGGCGGTGAAGGCGCTGGGGGATGGCCGGGTGGGCGGCTACCTAGTGCGCTTCAGCAGCGAGGCGGACCCGGACCTGACGGGGGAGTGGTTCACGGCGAAGACGTACTACGGCCCGCGCGACGGGGATGGGGCGGATACGCTGGTGCATCACGGGTTCCCGCTGAAGGCGGGGATGGAGGAGCTGGCGGACCGGCTGCTGTCGCCGCTGAAGACGACGAAGGATGCGGTCGGCATCTTCGCCGAGGTCGTGCTGGACATGGCCGACGAGTACGAGCAGGCGATTTACGAGCTGGTGGAGCAGGGGAAGTTGGGCTGGTCGAGCGGCGCGCCGGGGCATATGGTGCGCCGCAAGGATAGCGGGGAGATTACGCGGTGGCCGATTGCGGAGGGGTCACTGACGCCGACGCCGGCCGAGCCCAGGAACCGGGTGGTGTCGCTCAAGGCGCTGCGCGTTCCGCCGCGCACCACGGGGAAGGCGGAGGCTGAGAGCAAGAGCGTGGAAGCGGAGGCCCGCGCAGCGGGGCCACGGATTGAGGTGGTGGATAATCAGGAGGAGAGGGAGATGGGTGACGAGGTGCAGGGCCTCCGGACGCGCCTGGACGGGTTTGATGCCAAGATGACGGAGTTCGGGGATGTGCTGACGAAGGTGATGGGATTCATCGAAGGCAGCCCGCCGATCCGCAAGGCGGGCTACGTGTCGATGGACGGCGGAGCCGCGGACCCGCGGGTGAAGAGCTTTGGCGACTTCTGCTTGGCGGTGTACCGGGGCGACGTGAAGCGGCTGGCCTCGGTGTATGGGGCGGTGCGCGAGCCGGCGACGAAGGACCTGTCGGAGGGAGTGGGCAGCCAGGGCGGGTTCCTGGTTCCCCACGAGTATTCGACGCAGCTGCTCCAGGTGGCGGCGGCGGAGAGTCAGATCGTCAGCCGGGTGACGAGCGTACCGGTGACGGTGGAGTCGGGCGATTACCCGGCGCTGGACCAGTTCACGGCGCCGACGGCAGGCAGTGGCAACACGGCGTTCGCGGGCGGCATCGTGGCGACGGGCAAGGCGGAGGGGGCGACGCTGGCGGAGACGCAGGCGACGTTCAAGTCGCTGACCTGGCGGCTGAACAAGTTCGGCGGGTTCACCGAGGTGTCCAACGAGCTGATCGCGGACAGCCCGGTGAGCATCGAGGCGCTGCTGACGGCGCTGTTCCGGGTGGCAATTGCGGCGAAGAAGGAGTACGCGATCCTGCGCGGGAGTGGCGTGGGCGAGCCGCTGGGCATCCTCAATGCGGCGGCGGCCATCGCGGTGACGCCGGTGACCAACAACGAGTTCGACTGGGTGGATGTGCTGGCGATGCGCAGCCGTTTCAAGAACGTGATGGGCGCGCCGGTGTGGGTCATCCATCCGAGCATCTGGCCGGACATCGGGACGTTTGAGGTGAGCGCGGGGTCGGGCGGTGTGTACGCGGCGACGAGCAACATGCAGGGCGGCATGGCGAGCGGGCTGCTGGGCTTCCCGATCCTGGAGAGCGAGCACCTGCCGCAGGCGAACTCGACGGCGGTCATCCTGGCCGACCTGAAGAGCTACGCGCTGTTCGAGCGGGGCCAGTTGAGCATCGCGTTCAGCGAGCACGCGGCATTCACGAGCGACAAGGGGACGTGGCGGTTCACGGAGCGGCTGGACGGCAAGCCGTGGATCGTCAACGCGATCACGCTGGCGGACCCGACGGGCAGCTACACGGTGTCGCCGTTCGTGTATCTCAACGACTAGCGGAGCGTAACGCCGCTCCACCACTGAGAGAAGAGCGGCGTGGGGCGTAGAGCGCAAGACGAGCAGATAAGACGGCCTGGGGGCCGGGAGGAGAGGGGCGATGAGCCTGACGGTGAAGCAGTACGAGGAGTATAGCGTGGTGGGGGTGATCAACCCCAGCTCGCAGGCGGCGGGGGAGGCGCTGACGGCGGCCATCGATCTGAGCAAGTGGGCGGATGTGATGGCGGTGCTGTCGGTGGGGGCGCTGGGGGCGTCGGCGACAGTGGACGCGACGTGGAAGGCGGCGACGACCAGCGGCGGGACGTACGCGGCGGTCAGCGGGACGGGGATCACTCAGCTGACGAAGGCGGACAGCGACGACAACAAGCAGGTGCTGGTGCATCTGCGGCCCATCGAGACGGCGGGCAAGCGGTACGCCAAGTTCAGCGTGACGGTGGCGGTGGCAGCATGTCTGACGAGCGTCGTGGTGCTGGGGCGGCCGGTGGTGAAGCCGGCGACGGACAACGACCTGACGACGGTGGACGAGGTGGTGAACTGAGGAAGAGAGTGGCTAGTGGCGAGTGGTCAGTGGCCAGTGAAGAGCATGACAAAGAACGACTCTTTCACTGGTCACTGGCCACCGACCACTGGCGGAGGCGACATGGCGTACGTGACGCTGGCGGACTTGAAGACGTACCTGGGCGTGGGGACGGTCGCGGATGATGCGCTGTTGAGCCAGTGCATCACGCGGGCGCAGGCGTTCATCGAGGCGGAGACAGTGCGGGTGTTCGAGGCGAGCGCGGACGCGACCAAGACGTTCGACGCGGTGGCGAATGTGCTCGCCGACGAGGACGGGCGTCGGTTGACACTATACCTGGACGGCCTGGACCTGTGCCAGGTCACGTCGGTGACGAACGGCGACGGGGTAGCGGTGAGCGCGAGCGCCTACACGACGGAGCCGCGCCACTCGACGCCGTGGTGGGCGCTGCGGCTGAAGGCGAACGCGAGCGCGGCCTGGACGTACACGGACACGCCGGAGGGGGCAATCAGCATCGTCGGGCGGTGGGCGCACAGCGTGACGCCGCCGGGGGATGTGGTCCAGGCGACGCTGGCGCTGGCGGCGTACTTCTATCGCCAGCGGGGGGCGGAGGCGACGGGGATGGAGCCGGTGGTGAGCGCGAGCGGGGTGGTGATGATGCCGCCGCGCATCCCGGATGTGGTGAAGGCGGTGGTGGAGAAGTATCAGCCGAGGCTCGTGTGATAGTCTCGTGGTCGAGTAGTCGGATACGCGAAAGACCAGGAGACTACGAGGCTATCGGACTGCTCGACGACAGGACTATGAGATGAGCCAGATTCGGACGATCTACAGCAACCTGGCGGGGCAGGCGGTGACGTTTACGACGGAGCTGGGGCAGGCGGTGACGGTGGCCGCGCGGGACCTGGACGAGCTGCCGGTGAGTGTGGCCGCGGCGAATGCGCCGCTGCGCTTGGTGCTGCCGTATTCGACGGACACGGAGGGGCGCGACGGAGCGTTCGCCAGCCTGGACAGCATCGGGCGGATGGACTGGTACATGGTCGACCTGCTGCTGTGGAAGCCGGGACAGTTGGCGAGTGGCATCGCGGAGAGCGCGGCGGACCTGGTGCGCTACCAGGGAGCGTACGCGGAGATGCTGCGGTCGATGCGGACGATGGGGGTCGTGACGAGCGACGTGGAGCTGATCGACTGGCGGATGCGGCCGGGGCTGTACGACTGGCCGATTGGCGGTAACACGTGGTGGCAGGGGTGCATGGTGATCCTGCACGTGTTGGAGGTGATGGACGCATGATCAGGTACGTGATGGCCGGGGCGTTTGTGCCGGGTCTGCCGGCGCGGGACATGACCGTGGAGGAGTGGGAAGCGTGCCCGGTGGAGCTGCGCGAGTGGGCGCTGAGCCTGGGTCTGTATGAGGTGCAGGATGGACGAGAGGACGCGGGCGTTGTGGATGACGATCCGGCGGGCGCTGCTGATGGTGGTGCGGGCCATCGAGGTGTACGTCGGCCTCGACGAGGAGAAGCAGAAGGGGATGCGTGATGAGTGATGCGTGGTGCGTGTCCCAGACGAAGAGGATGGCACGTAGCACGCGACACGGACCACGTAATACGTAGCACACGAGGGGTCACGCTCCTGGGGGAGCCTCGCCCGGTCAGCGCCAGGTTGCCGATTGTCCACCTGGGCGACGACGGGCGGGATGCCCAGGGAGTGTGACAGATGCCGACTCGGGGGTTGGCGCAGTGGCAACTGGCAACGGAAGTGACGTGGGGCACGACGGTCACGGCCACGGCGAAGCTGATGGGGGTGCAGGAGAAGAGCTATCTCCAGGCGGCGAATCGGAGTGACCTGTACCCGGATGTACGCAACTCGCTCGCGCCGGCGTACCTGGCGGGGTTGGAGCAGACGGCGGGCGGGGGCGAGCTGGATATGCTCGTCACGTACGAGGACAGCCCCTACATCCTCGACAACGCCTTCGGTCAGGCGACGCCGACGGGGGTGGGGCCGTACGTGTACGCCTACGGCGCGCCGGTGGCGACGGCGGTGTCACCTCGGGTGCTGTCACTGTACCACGGCAACACGCAGACGGGCGGCGGCATCTACAAGCTGGCGGGCGGGCTGCTGAACAGCTTGAAGCTGAAGGGCGCGACCGGCAAGCCGACGACGCTGACAGGCGACCTGATCGGCAAGAGCGTGGCGACGGGGGCGTTCGCGGCGCTGAGCGACCGGACGGTCGAGGTGGTGATGGGCCAGCCGTGGCTCATTTACATGGATGCGTGGGGCGGCACCATCGGGACGACTCAAGTGGCGACGACGGCGGTGGCGTTCGAGTTGGACGTGAAGCTGAACCGGGTGTTGCAGTGGAGCATGGACAGCCTGGCGCCGGATACCTACGAGCAGAGTCCGTGGGAAGGGTCGCTCAAGCTGACGCTGCGGATGAACGCGACGACGAAGACGGAGGTCGACGCGATTGTGGCGCAGACGAGCGTGTACCAGAAGCAGATCCGGCTGAAGGCGACGAGCGGAACGAAGGTGTTCCAGGTCGACTTCGCGGGGACGATGAAGGAGCCGCCGAAGACGTACGACGACGAGGACGGCGTGCTGACGGTGGAGCTGGAGATGGACGGCCAGTACAACACCGGGCTGGCGAACTGGCTGAAGGCGAGCGTGACGAACAGCGTGGCGAGCCTGGTGTAGGGGGAAGTGGCTAGTGGTTAGTGGCGAGTAGACGAGGAAGAGGCGGAACGACACGGGCGGGCGGCGATGCCCGCCCCTCTCAAGAAGGAGACGAGGGTGACGGAACAGTACATGACGGAGGAAGAGTTTCAGGCGATGTTGCAGGCAGAGGAGGAGACGCCGCCGACGGCGACGGTGATCTTCGTGGCGCCGAAGGTGACGGACCGGGGGTTCTACGCGCGCCAGGAGCGGGCGGAGGCGTTCAGCCAGCAGCAGACGTTGGCGGTGATGGAATTGGCGCGGCTGGAACGCGAGTTTAGCCAATCAGCGACGCCAAGCGCGGAGCTGCTCGACCAGATGCAGGCGGCGCTGGGGCGGAACAAGGAGTTGCGTGAGCAGCAGGTGGAGTTTCTGCTGACGTTCGTGCGCGGCATCAAGTACCACCCCCCAACCCCCGCAGGCGGGGGCGAGGCGTCGCCGGTACGGGTCAAGGTGCGGCCTGGCGAGGGGGCGGCGTTGGACCAGTTCGAGGAAGAGGCGCGGGGGCTACTGAAGGAGTGCAGCCAGGCGGAGTTTCAGGCGATGTTGCAGGCCGCCCAGGGGGTCGGGGCGGCGCCGGTGGTCCCCCCGACGAACGGCGACAGATCCGGGACGCCCTCGCCGGCAACGGGTTGAGCGACGGGCTGCCGCCGTGGGTGATGGTGGTGGTGCTGGCAGAGACGTTCGGCCAGCTGCCGGACGATGTGGCGGACGCGGAACGGGGGATGAGCGAGGTGTGGGTGGCGCGGGCGCTGGCGTGGATCAGCGAGCGGAACGCGGCGCAGGGTGGCGGTCGGGGGTCGGGGGGGCGGGAGGCGTGGCCGGTGGTGACGCCGGACGCGGAGGGGAAGTACACGCTGTAGGGGAAGTGGCGAGCAGCTAGTGGTTAGTGGCGAGTGGAAGAGGCGCAACTGAGAGTGGCTCTTAACTCGTCACTCGCCACTGTTGAGGGAGCCGCCGTCGCGGGACGCCCGCTCTTGGTGATTACGCCAGGGGCGGGCGTCATCTATGTCGGCCAGAGTCGAGATCATCCTACAAGGCACCGATAACGCGAGCGGGCCAATTGGCGCGGTGAAGCGGTCGCTGACCGAGCTGCAAGGGAGCGGCGGCGGGGCGACGAGCGCGTTGGGGCGGGTGGCGACGGGGGCGCTGGGCGTGGCGACAGGCATGCTCGGCGTGCAGCTGGGGGTGGGCGGGGCGCGGTCGGCGCTGGAGAATACAGTCGGGGCGGCGGCGACGTTCGAGAGCGGCATGAACGTGCTGCGGGCGACGTCGCAGGCGACCGACGACCAGATGGGGCTGCTCCAGCAGAAGGCTATCGACCTGGGCGGCGACCTGACGCTGCCGGCGACGTCGGCGAGTGACGCGGGCGAGGCCATGCTCGAATTGAGCAAGGCGGGGCTGAGCGTCAACGAGATTCTGGCCTCGTCGAAGGGCGTGCTCCAGATGAGCGCGGCGGGGCAGCTGTCGAATGCCGACGCGGCGCAGATCGGGGCGAATGCGCTGAATGCGTGGCGCAACGCG